TCATCTGCTGTCCGAGGCGGATCCTATAATGTCATCTTTCTTGACGAGTTCGCTTTCATCCCGAATCACATTGCTGATGACTTCTTTGCCTCTGTTTATCCTACTATTTCTTCTGGACAGAGCACGAAGGTAATTATCGTATCCACGCCACGTGGTATGAATCATTTCTACCGTATGTGGCACGACGCTGAGCGTGGTAGAAACGAATATGTTCCTACTGATGTACATTGGTCGGAAGTTCCTGGGAGAGATGCTGCTTGGAAAGAACAAACAATTGCCAACACATCTGAGCAGCAATTTAAAGTTGAGTTTGAGTGTGAGTTCTTAGGATCTATCAATACGTTAATCAATCCAGCAAAACTTAGAAATCTATCTTATGAAGATCCTATTAAAAGAAATGCTGGATTAGATATTTACGAAAAACCGATAGAAGAACATAATTACTTAATGACCGTTGATGTTGCTCGTGGTCTTGGTAACGATTACTCGGCATTTGTTGTTTTTGATATTACAAATTTTCCATATAAAATTGTAGCAAAATATCGGAATAATGAAATTAAACCAATGCTATTTCCAAGTGTTATTCATGAGGTAGCAAAAGGATATAATAATGCTTGGTTGTTAATTGAGGTAAATGATATTGGTGATCAAGTAGCAAATATTCTCCACTTTGATTTAGAGTATGATAACGTGTTAATGTGTGCAATGCGTGGTCGTGCTGGACAACTGGTTGGGTCTGGATTTAGTGGGAAGAAGTCTCAACTTGGTGTGAGAATGACTGCTGCTGTTAAAAAACTTGGATGCTCTAATTTAAAAACTTTACTAGAAGATGATAAGTTGTTGACTGTTGATTATGATATTATATCAGAACTTACAACATTTGCACAGAGACATAATTCTTTCGAAGCAGAAGAGGGTTGTAATGATGATTTAGCAATGTGTCTGGTTATTTTTTCTTGGTTAGTTGCTCAACCATATTTTAAAGAAATGACGGACAATGATGTTCGTAAACGCATCTATGAAGAACAAAAAAATCAGATAGATCAAGATATGGCACCATTCGGATTTATATCAGATGGTATAAGTGATATGACTAGTTTTGTTGATACTGATGGAGATAGATGGCATTTAGATGAATATGGAGATCGTTCATATATGTGGGATTATCTTTAATGGACTTTGATATTGATGATCAGATTAATACTCAACATTTATTATTCTTAGAAAGAACTTGTAGGATTTGTAAGCAGACAAAAAGTTTGATTGATGATTTTTATTTGACTCGCAAAGGTAGAGGAGCATTTCCGTCTGCATATGCGTATGAGTGCAAAGAATGCACAAAAGATAGAGTTATAAAAAATAGAAAAAGAAATTTAAAATTAACTGAGTGGGAATATCCTGACTGGTAATCCTGTTCATTGATTGTTTCCCCAATGAAAGTAGGCTTTTTCATAAATATTTTCAGATTAATTCTGGACTTGTAGGAGAATAAAGATGCCTCTAAACTTAGCATCTCCTGGAATTGTAGTAAGAGAGGTTGACTTAACTATCGGTAGAGTTGATCCAGTTTCTGGTTCAGTTGGAGCATTAGTTGCTCCATTTGCAAAAGGACCTGTAGATCTTCCCCAGTTGATAGAGAATGAAAACGATCTCTATCAAACTTTTGGTCAACCATATTCAACAGATAAGCATTATGAGCACTGGATGGTAGCATCATCCTACTTAAATTATGGCGGAACCATGAGAGTTTCAAGAGCAGATGACTCTCAACTAACAAATTCTTTTGTTGGTGCAGCAACAAGTGTAAAGATTAAAAGTAATGAACATTATGTCCAACTTGGATATGATGAAAACACTATCACAAATGTTACGTTTGCTGCGAAGAATCCTGGAACTTGGGCAAATGGAATTAAAGTTGCAGTTGTTGACGCCAAAGCAGATCAAATTTTAACTGGTGTTACAACTACCAATGTTCTGGTAGGATATGGATTTACAGTTGCAGTTCCATCTGGAACAACTTTACCTGGAGTTGGATCAACTTCTCTGATTGGTGGATACTTCAAAGGAGTTATTACAGAAGTTGGAACTTCTCAAATTTCAACTAAATTGGTGAGTGTTGTTTCTGCCGCTGGAACTGAAACTGCTGTTGATTATCAGCAGAATGGTGTTTATGCATTACCAAACACTGGAACGGTTGCTATTCATACCAATGGGCAGTCAACTTCATTTGCTTCAAGAGCATACACTGGAGAACTGGATTGGTTTGAACAGCAATCCATCACCCTTACGGTAGGAAGTATTGAATGGGACACCATTTCAAGTAGACCATCTACCTCAGCATTTGTTGCTGGAAGAGGTGGTAGATTTGATGAGGTTCACGTTGTTGTAGTCGATGATTTAGGAACTATCACTGGAAACGCTGGTAGTATTCTCGAAAAGCATTTGAATCTTTCAAAAGCAAAAGATGGTGAGTTTTCAGTAGGAAGTCCTTCTTATTGGAGAAAGTATCTAGAAACCAATTCACAGTATGTATTCGGTGGATCTCAACCAGTTGGAGTCGTTACAACTGGATTTAGTGGAAATGGTGCAGCACAATTTGAACTAAACACAGATACTGGTTGGGATCAAGATGCCCAGAATGTAATTTTCGCAGGCACTGGTTCAAATACATATACACTTGCTGGTGGTAAAAACTATGGTGGAAAAACTGACCTAGTAACATCAGGAGCACTTTATTCTGGTCTAGATGATATTGTAAGTGGTTTAACTTTATTTGAAAATACAGAAGAGTATGAAGTTGATTTCATTCTAATGGGATCGGCAAATTATCCAAAGGAGCAAGCACAAGCACTTGCAAATAAGTGTATTGCTGTTGCTGAGACAAGAAAAGATGCAGTTGCATTTATCTCACCATACAGACAAGCGTTTTTAAACGATTCTTCTGTTGGAACAGTAACTGTTAACAACATTGATACTATTACTGACAACGTTGTAAGTTTCTATTCACCAATTACATCAACAACTTATGGAGTCTTTGATAGTGGTTACAAGTATATGTACGACCGCTTCAATGATACGTTCCGTTATGTTCCACTGAATGGTGATATTGCTGGTACTTGTGCCAGAACTGATGCTCAACAGTTCCCTTGGTTCTCACCAGCAGGAACTTCAAGAGGATCAATCTTGAATGCAGTGAAACTTGCATATAACCCAGGAAGAAAGCAAAGAGACATTCTGTACTCGAACAGAATTAATCCAGTTATTTTCTCCCCTGGTGCTGGAATCATCTTGTTTGGTGATAAAACTGGTTTTGGTAAGTCGTCAGCATTTGATAGAATCAACGTTCGTAGACTCTTTATCTACCTTGAAGATGCTATCTCTGCTGCAGCAAAAGATTTCCTCTTTGAGTTCAACGATGAAATTACAAGAACAAGTTTTGTAAATATTATTGAACCATTCCTCCGCGATGTTCAATCTAAGAGAGGTATCTTTGATTATGTTGTTATTTGTGATGAGACAAACAACACGGCAGCGGTTATCGATGCAAATGAGTTTGTCGCAGACATTTACATCAAACCAGCAAGATCTATCAACTTTATAGGTCTAACCTTCATTGCCACCAGAACTGGTGTTGCTTTTGAAGAAGTAATCGGTTCCGTTTAATTTAACTAGAGGTTAAAAATCATGCCAGCTAGAAATCAGATTAACCCACCCCCACTAAGAAAGATTACCGACTTCAAGAGTAAGCTTACTGGTGGCGGCGCTCGCCCTAATCTCTTTGAGGTTGTTCTCACTTTCCCAGATGCTGCACAACCAAGCACCGATGTTCTTGATAAGTCAAGATTCTTAGTAAAAGGTGCAAACTTACCAGCATCTAACGTTGCCCAAATCGAAGTTCCTTTTAGAGGAAGAGTTTTGAAGATTGCGGGCGACAGAACGTTCGATTCCTGGACTGTTACCGTTATCAACGATACTGATTTTGCTATTCGTTCTGCTTTTGAGAAGTGGATGAACACTATCAACAGAGTATCTGATAACACAGGTTTAACAAACCCAGCGGATTATCAGGCAGATGCATATGTTTATCAACTTGATCGTGATGGATCTGCTCTGAGATCTTATCGTTTCTATGATGTATTCCCAACTCAGGTTGCTCCTATTGAACTTACATATGATGGACAAGGAATTGAAGAGTTCACCGTAGAACTACAAGTTCAGTGGTGGGAAGCAATTAGAGGAACTGGTGCAAATGCTGGTGGTGAAGACATCAACTAAATAGTAGAATAACAGGCAAAAAGATTATACTATGGCAAAACTTTTTGGTTTTTCTATTGATGATAGCAAAAATAAATCCCCCTCAATAGTATCCCCCGTCCCTCAAACCAATGAGGACGGGGTTGATAATTATATTGCTAGTGGATTTTATGGTCAATATATTGATATTGAGGGAGTTTATCGAACTGAACATGATTTAATCAAAAGATACAGAGAAATGGCACTTCACCCAGAATGTGATGGTGCTATTGAAGATGTTGTAAATGAAGCAATTGTCAGTGATCTTTATGATTCTCCAGTTGAGATTGAACTTTCAAATTTAAATGCAGGCGAGTCGTTAAAGAAAAAAATAAGAGAAGAATTTAAATATCTAAAAGAAATCATGGACTTTGATAGAAAGTGCCATGAAATTTTTAGAAACTGGTACATTGATGGTAGAGTTTATTATCTAAAAGTCATCGATCTTAAAAATCCTCAGGCAGGAATTCAAGACCTGAGATATATTGATCCGATGAAGATGCGTTATATACGCCAAGAGAAGAAAAATAAAGATCCATATGCAAGAGTAAATTCTAGAAATACAGAAAACTCTCTACCACAAAATATAGAGTTTGAAGAGTATTTTCTTTACACCCCAACTCCAAATTATCCAACTGGTATGATTTCAGGAGCAGGTAGTGGAAAGGCAGTTAAAATAGCAAAAGATTCAATTGTATATTGTACTTCTGGTCTTGTAGATAGAAATAAAAATACAGTACTATCATACTTACATAAAGCAATCAAAGCACTCAATCAACTTCGTATGATTGAAGACTCTCTGGTTATCTATCGTCTATCAAGAGCACCAGAAAGAAGAATTTTCTATATTGATGTCGGAAATCTACCAAAAGTAAAAGCGGAACAATACCTCAAAGAGGTTATGTCTCGTTATAGAAATAAACTTGTCTACGATGCTTCAACTGGTGAGGTTCGTGATGATCGTAAGTTTATGAGTATGCTTGAAGACTTCTGGTTACCCCGCCGTGAAGGTGGTAGAGGAACTGAGATCACTACACTTCCTGGCGGTCAAAATCTTGGAGAACTTGCCGACATTGAGTATTTCCAGAAAAAACTATATCGAGCACTTGGAGTTCCAGAATCAAGAATTGCTGGTAGTGGAGATGGTTTCAATCTTGGAAGATCTTCTGAAATTTTAAGAGATGAATTAAAATTTGCAAAATTTGTTGGGCGTTTAAGAAAAAGATTTGCCCAAATGTTTAATGATATGTTGAGAACGCAATTGATTCTCAAAAACATTGTTACACCAGAAGACTGGGAAGTCATGTCAGATCATATTCAATATGATTTCTTATACGATAATCAATTTGCAGAATTAAAGGAATCGGAACTTATTAATGGTCGTTTAGGAACACTGGCAACCATTGAACCTTATATCGGAAAATATTTCTCGACAGAATATGTAAGAAAAAAGATTCTTCGTCAAACTGATTCTGAAATCATTGAAATTGATGAACAAATTGAAGATGAAATTCAAAAAGGTATTCTTCCAGACCCATCTCAAATAGATCCAATCACAGGAGCACCATTACCACAACCAGGTGAAGAAAATGGTATGGCAGGAATGGGTCAAGATGCGATGGGGATGGGTGAAGTTCCTACCGAACCAGGTCTAGATGCACAAGCAGCAGTAACTGATGCTCAAATGCAAAAAGACGCCAAAAAGGCTGAGATATAAATAAAGAATAGGAATATATTTTAATTTTATGGAAGATCTTATCGACTTGATTGCGACAGATGCCTCAGCATCTGATATTCGTGACAAAATTCACGATGTTCTTTATTCAAAAGCAGCAGAAAGAATTGAACTTGCAAAACCAATTGTTGCTTCAACAATGTTTGGCGGAGGTGAGTATGAAGATGAATCAACTCAGGAAGAAGAATAATGACAACAAAAATTTTAGCCGATGAGCTAAATTTACCAACTACAACAGGCACAGCTACAAGTTTTAGTGCTGCAACAGTTGTTCGTCTTGTAAATACTGATACTGCTGCACATATTGTAACAGTAGTTGAAACTCAAAGTGGAACTGGTATTGGATCAATCACAATGCCTGCTGGATCAGTTGAGCAAATTGTTAAAACTGCAAGTCATTGTGTATTTGCTGATAGCAATAAAGTTAGAGGCGCAAAAGTAGGATTTACAAACTAAAGCAATGAAACTCATCACAGAAGAAATTTCAAAAGTAGAATTTATTACCGAAGGTAAAGGATCTGCCAAAAAATCCTATATCAAAGGTATTTTCTTACAGGCAGAACAAGTCAACAGAAACGGTAGAATGTACCCTCTTGCCATTATGGAAAGAGAGGTTAATCGTTATAATGAAAACTTTGTTCAAAAGGGTCGCGCTCTTGGTGAATTAGGTCACCCAGATGGTCCTACTGTAAATCTTGATAGAGTTTCGCATAAAATTTGTGAACTCTATAGAGATGGTAATAACTTTATTGGTAAAGCTCAACTTCTCGAGACGCCAATGGGTAAAATTGCCAAGTCTCTAATTGATGAAGGAGTTATGCTGGGAGTTTCTTCTCGTGGTGTAGGTTCACTCAAAATGACCAACGAAGGTCATAAAATTGTTGGCGAAGATTTTATGCTAGCAACTGCTGCTGATATCGTTGCCGATCCTTCTGCTCCAGACGCTTTCGTTCAGGGAATTATGGAAGGTAAAGAGTGGGTTTGGGAAGGAGGAATTCTTCGTGAACAACTAGCACAAACAACTCAAAAGAGAATTAATACTCTCGTAGATCAAAAAAGACTTGACGAGCACAAGTTGAATTTATTCAATGAATTCCTTTCAAATCTTTAATTTATAAATAAATATAGATTATAACAGAATCTAAAAAAAATGTCCGTTGGTAGCAATTTACAAGAAATGGAAAACGTAGTAACCAAAGGGGCTGCACCTGCTGAGCCAATGCCTTCGGCTGGTATTCCAGTTGAAGATCTCGGCGGTCCTACTCCCGACAATTATCGTCCAGATGACGATTCAGCAGCACTCAAAACTCCTGGCGCAACTCTTGCTCAGGTCAAAGATGTTGTTAACGCAAAAGCGGTAAGAACAGAAGAGACCGAAGCTGAAGAAGATGTCATCGAAGAGGAGACTGAAGAGGAAGAGGATCTTGAAGTTGGTGAGGAAGGTGGTGAAGAGGAAGTTGAAGAAGAATCCGAAGAGGAGGAAGTAGTAGAAGAAGATTTTAACATTGAAGAAGATGTTAATGCTCTTCTTGCTGGTGAAGAACTTTCCGAAGAATTCCAAGAGAAAGCACGTACCATCTTTGAAGCAGCAATTAAATCAAGAGTTGCCGAAATCAAAGAGTCTCTTCAAGAATCGTATGCTGCTGCTCTTGTAGAAGAGCTTGATGCAATTAAGTCTCAACTTACAGAAAGAGTTGATTCTTATCTTGAGTATGTTGCTGACGAGTGGTTCCAAGAGAATGCACTTGCAGTAGAGCACGGTCTTAAGACCGAAATGACCGAATCATTCCTTGTTGGAATGAAGAGTCTTTTTGAAGATCATTATGTAACAATCCCTGAAGATAGATATGATGTCATCGAGAGCATGGTAGATAAACTTGATGAAATGGAAGAAAAACTCAACGAGCAAATCGAAAGAAACGTTGCTCTTAATAGAAGATTAGCCGAGTCGGTTGCTGATGTAATCTTTGCAGAAGTCGCTGAGGGTCTTGCACTTTCTCAGAAGGACAAACTCGCTTCTCTTGCCGAAAATGTTGAGTTTGACAGTGAAGCAGACTATCGTGAGAAGCTAGTAACACTGAGGGAATCGTATTTCCCATCAAACACTGGTACTCAAAGAAGCGCAAGTGAGAATCTCTCAGAAGAAGTAACCACCGCAGAGAAAGAAGCTCTTAATGAGTCTGTTTCTCCAATGATGGCTGCTTACTTAGAGACTCTGGCAAGAGCTTCTAAAAAGTGATTTTTAGATCATAATCAAACAACAATCTTTTCCAAAGAGGTAAAATCAAATGCAAATGTTCAATGCCGAGCATCTGCAGGAGAAGTGGGCACCAATCCTCGACTATGATGGTCTTGATCCTATCAAAGATTCACATCGTAGAGCGGTAACCGCCATCCTGCTAGAAAACCAAGAAAGAGAACTTCGTGAAGAGAAAGCATTTCTCTCCGAAACTCCAACCGTAAACACCAACAGTGGCGCTAATGCAGGTTTCTCTGCTGGTGCTTCTGCTCCTGTTGCTGGTTTCGACCCCGTTCTGATCTCCCTGATCAGACGTTCAATGCCTAACCTGGTCGCTTATGACCTCGCTGGTGTTCAACCAATGAACGGTCCTACTGGACTGATCTTCGCAATGCGTTCTAAGTACACCAACATGAACGGAACGGAAGCTCTGTTCAACGAAGCTGATACTGCATTCTCCGGACAGGACAGCGGATTCAACCTCACCAACGGTTTCACCGCTGGTAACGTTGGTATGGGTACAACCACTCAGCGTGGAACCAACCCTGGTGCTCTGGATGCTACCTATCCTGCAACTGGCGACGCAACCACCTACAACGTAGGTCAGGGTATGCGTACCGATGACGCAGAAAATCTTGGTAACACCACTGGCGACCACTTTAACGAGATGGCGTTCTCGATCGAGAAAGTCACCGTTACTGCTAAGTCACGTGCTCTGAAAGCTGAATACTCGCTCGAACTCGCACAAGACCTGAAGGCAATTCACGGTCTGAATGCAGAAGCTGAGCTTGCTAACATCCTCAGCACTGAGATTCTCGCTGAAATCAACCGCGAAGTTATCCGCACCATCTACAACGTTGCTGAGTCTGGTGCTCAGGCAAACGTTGCTACCGCTGGTACTTTTGACCTCGACGTTGACTCCAACGGTCGTTGGTCGGTTGAGAAGTTCAAGGGTCTTATCTTCCAAATCGAGCGCGATGCCAACGCAATCGCACAAAGAACTCGTAGAGGAAAGGGTAACATGATTCTCTGCTCTGCTGACGTTGCTTCGGCACTCACCATGGCAGGTGTTCTTGATTACACCCCTGCACTCAACGCTAACCTGAACGTTGATGACACTGGTAACACCTTCGCTGGTGTTCTGCAAGGTAAGTATCGCGTATACATCGATCCTTATGCTGCAAACGTATCTGCTAACCAGTACTACGTTGTAGGTTACAAGGGTTCTTCCCCTTATGACGCTGGTCTGTTCTACTGCCCATATGTACCTCTCCAGATGGTACGTGCCGTTGGTCAGGACACCTTCCAGCCTAAGATCGGCTTCAAGACCCGTTATGGCATTGTTGCTAACCCATTCTCACAGGGTACTAGCGCAATCAGCGGTGCTGGTCTTGATCGTAACGCAAACCGTTACTACAGAAGAGTCAAGGTTACCAACCTCATGTGATCTCGATTCACATATCTATCGGACCCCCGAAAGGGGGTCTTTTTTTATCTAAATAAAAATAAAACTATTAGCAACAATGAAACCTACACCAAGACAATCACAAGAGATTCATAAGAATTATGAAAGAGTTGTTGAGCACCTGATTAGTGAAGGTTATGCAGAAGACAAAGAGTCTGCCGATAGCATTATCTCAGGTATGAGTGAAGCGTGGTTCAATCTTATTATTAAAGAATGAAAACTTTTAAGGAGTTTATAAAAGAAGCACTTCCTTTTGGTGCCGTAGTACAGACAAGTTCTTATGGACCTGGATTGTATGGAAACCCAACTGCGTCTGGTCAAAAACTAACTCCAAGCACTCGCGGAGTGGCACATAAAAAATTACCATTAGGAAGTCAGGTTAGAATTACCGACCCAAAAACTGGTAGATCTATTGTTGCTCCTGTTGTCGATAGAGGTCCATATCATGGAAATCGTGAATATGATTTGACAACTCAAACAACAAAAGATCTTGGTTATAAAGATTATAAACAGTTTGGTGTTAGAAATCTTGATGTAACACCAATAAAACCAAAACCAAAAATTCCAGATTTGGGTGTGAAAGTTGATATGAGTATTCCAAAGATAGTTCCAACTAAGAAAAAATAATGGCAAATTGCGATTTCCCTGGACAAATTTCAAACAGAAATTTCCTAACAACTGTTGGATTTAAATTTACTTTGGCAAAGTATCCCCAAGTAGATTTTTTTGCCAATAGTGCAAGAATACCAGAAATTTCTCTTGCAACTACCATACAACCTTCATATTTGAAGGACATTGATGTACCAGGAGAAAAACTAACCTATGGAGATTTGACTCTTAGGTTTATTGTTGATGAAAATATGGAAAATTATATTGCTGTTTATAATTGGTTAACTGGACTTGGATTTCCAGAAACAACTCAACAATTTAAAAATTTGACCACAGATGACGCAGGTCAAAGAGATATGTTGGAAGCTTTTAGTGACGGAACATTACGTGTTTTGAATAGTAATTATAAAGAAGTTGCAAAAGTTAAATTTTTGGATTTATTTCCAACATCATTAAGTTCTCTTGATTTTGATGCAACTCCAACAGATATCCAGTACTTTACAGCACAGGCATCTTTCAAGTATACTGTATATACTATAACTAGCTCGATTAAATGAATCTTGATGAAATTCAAGAGATGTGGCAGAGAGATTCTGTCATTGACCCTGACAATTTACACGATGAATCTTTAAAAATTCCTCAACTCCACTCAAAGTATTATACCATCTATAATACAATTACTTTGTTGCGTGAAAAAGCAAGAGAAACTTATAATCGTGTCAAACTTGAACGCTACAATTACTACACTGGAAAGGCACCCCAAGAGGTTTACGAAGAAGATCCGTTTCCCTATAAAGTTCGGGACAAAGAGGCATTACAGAGGCATATGGATGGGGATGAGAAGTTAAGTAAGGTAGAACTCAAGATAAGATATTACGATATTATGTTAAAGTTTCTTGAGGAGATTATTAAGTGCATATCTAACAGAACATTTCAAATAAAGAATGCTCTGGAATGGCATAGGTTCCAAGCGGGGTTCAATTGACCCCTTTTTTATTGTCAATAAATATTTTTGTATTGATATGAACTTATGTCACACTTGGTTATATCGAAAAAGAATGAGGTATATCTTCAGGTAAAAGCAGAACCACACGTCTATTACGAACTTGCGGATCAGTTCACATTTGACGTACCAGGTGCTAAGTTTATGCCTCAGTTTCGTAATAGACACTGGGACGGAAAAATACGCTTATTCAATACACAGACTGGTGAGATCTACGTTGGTCTTCTGGATAAACTCACTCGGTTCTGTGAAAATCACGACTATACTTATGAGTTTGTAAACAATAAGTTTTATGGTCTTCCCTTTGAAGTCAATGAAATGATTTCAAAGGAAGGTGTTAAAGATTATATGACTTCTATTTGCAAGTATGCTCCCCGCGATTACCAAGTTGAGGGAGTATACGACGCTTTAAAACATAATCGAAAATTGTTGATATCTCCAACTGCCTCTGGAAAGTCGTTGATGATATATTCGATTGTGAGATATTACGTTGAGAAAGGACAAAATACTCTGATAGTCGTTCCGACGACATCCCTTGTAGAGCAGATGTATAAAGACTTTGCAGATTATGGGTGGGACGTGGGTTCATTTTGCCACAAGATATATGCTGGAAAAGAAAGAGAAACGGACTCTCAGGTGATTATCACAACCTGGCAGTCCATCTACAAACTTCCCCGTCAATACTTTTCAAGATTTAATGTGGTCGTTGGAGATGAAGCACACCAGTTTAAATCGAAGTCATTAGTATCTATAATGACAAAACTTTCTGATGCAAAATATCGTTATGGTTTTACAGGAACCTTAGACGGAACACAGACACATAAATGGGTTCTGGAAGGTTTATTTGGTCCTTCATACAAGATTATCAGAACAGAAGAACTGATGCAGAAGGGTCACGTTGCTAAACTGGATATTAATATTCTTCTATTGAAACACCCACCGAATAAGTTTGAGACTTTTGAGGATGAGGTTCAGTATATTATCAATCATGAAAAACGAAATAAGTTTATCAAGAATCTTGCCCTTGATCTTAAAGGCAACACATTGATTCTGTTTTCAAGAGTAGAAGGTCACGGACAACCTCTATACGATCTCATAAATAAGAGTATCGCAGAAGATCGCCACGTGTTCTTTGTTCACGGTGGTGTAGATACTGAGGACCGAGAAAAAGTCAGAGAGATTACTGAAAAGGAAAATAATGCAATCATCGTTGCTTCTTACGGGACTTTTTCTACTGGTATTAACATTCGAAATCTACACAATGTTATCTTTGCTTCCCCTAGTAAATCAAGAATCAGAAACCTCCAATCAATCGGAAGAGTCCTAAGAAAAGGGGACAATAAAACAAAGGCAACTCTATATGACATTGCCGATGATATCAGTTATAAGTCAAGAAAAAATTATACACTCAATCATCTAATCGAAAGAATCAAAGTTTATAACGAAGAAAACTTCAATTATGACATTGTAAACATACCTTTAAAAAACTAATGGGAGAGGAGTTTCACGCAGCAATCAAACTAGTTACAGGTGAAGAGATCTTTGCATTAGTTTGCATTGATGAAAATGATGGAGACCCTATTATTATTCTTCAAAATCCTGTGATTATGAAAGTTGTACAAAATCATATTGGTCAATATGTAAAGGTAAAACCTTGGATGGAAATACCTTCTGATGATTTTTATATTATTAAATACGATAAGATTGTTACAATGACAGAAGTTAGAGAGAATCAAATGATTGAATTCTATGAAAGATATATTAATGATGAAGATGTAGATATTGAAATGGATGGCAAAGTAAAGATCTCAGATAAAATGGGTTTTATATCAACAGTAGAAGATGCTCGTAAGAGCCTTGAAAGAATCTTTAAGAATATTAATGAAAGCTAGATTATTATCTTCAACCAGGACAAAGGTAGTCTACACACATTTTTAGATATTGTCAAGCTTTTAAAATATGCTATAATGTACATAACAAAAATTTATCTACAAAGACCGATGTTATGTCCAAGAAGAAATCAGAACATTATGTAAACAACAAAGAGTTACTTGAAGCATTAATTGTTTATAGAACTAAAGTTGAAGCATCATATTTAAAAAAGTACGAAAAAGATTTAACCAAGCAACCTAAGGAAGAGCGAGCAAAGACTTGGGAAGGCAAACCACCTATCTCCAACTATCTGGGTGAGTGTTTCTTGAAAATCGCTACACACCTTTCATATAAGCCTAACTTTGTGAATTATATGTTCAGAGACGATATGATCTCTGATGGTATCGAAAACTGTGTTCAATACATTCACAACTTCGATCCTGCAAAGTCAAATAATCCATTTGCTTATTTTACTCAAATCATTCACTACGCTTTTCTCCGTCGTATTCAGAAAGAGAAGAAGCAACTGGAAATCAAGACCAAGATCATTGAACGGACTGGTTTTGATGAAGTAATGATGATTGACGACAGCTTGCTTTCTGGCAGCAGTTCCGACTATAATACGATCAAAGATAACGTTGCTTACAAAACTAACCGATGAAGGTTGCCATTATCACAGACCAGCATTTCGGTGCTCGTAAGTCCTCTAAGTTTCTTCACGACTACTTTAAGAAGTTCTATGATGAGGTATTTTTTCCTTATCTGAAAGAAAATGACATTAAAGTTGTCATTGATATGGGGGATACTTTTGATAATCGTAGATCAATTGATCTTTGGGCTTTGGAGTGGGCAAAAGAAAATTATTACGATCGCCTTCAACAAATGGGAATTGCAGTTCACACCATTGTTGGAAACCATACCGCTTATTATAAAAATACTAACTCGGTCAACTCTGTAGGTTTGTTACTTAAGCAATATGATAATGTAAAGGTTTATTCAGAAGTTACCGAAGTTAAATTGGATAAACTCAAAGTTCTTTTTATTCCTTGGATTAACCAAGAGAATCAAGAAAGCACTTTTAAGTCAGTCAAGAAAACCACTTCCAAATGTGCAATGGGCCATCTTGAACTCAATGGGTTCAGAGCACATCGTGGTCACGTAATGGAAGATGGAATGGATGTTGATCTTCTTGAAAAGTTTCAACTTGTTTTTTCTGGACATTTCCACACTCGGTCTAATAATGGAAAAATCTTTTATCTGGGAAATCCTTATGAGATGTATTGGAACGATGTAAACGACACTCGTGGTTTTCACGTCTTTGATACTGAAACTCTAGAACACACTCCAATCAATAATCCTTATAAACTTTTTTATAATGTTTATTATGAAGATACTAATTACAAGTTATTTGATACTCGTGAATATCAAGGAAAAATTGTAAAGGTCATTGTAAAGAAAAAAACTGAACCAAAAAACTTTGAGAAGTTCATTGATAAACTATACACTTCTGGAGTTCAAGAACTTAAGATTGTTGAAAATTTTGAAGTTCAAGAAAATGAAGATTTTGAAGTTGAAGAAACTGAAAATACAATTTCTATTTTGAATAGATATATTGATGAAGCAGAATTTGAAGGTGACAAATCTGTAATCAAAGGAATACTCCAAAAAATATACTCAGAAGCTTGTGAGGTTGAGTAATGTTTCTCCTGACTCTCAAAGATCAAAAGGATGATGGAGCATATGCTGTTCAAAACAGATATGGTGAAAAAGTTCTTTTTCTCTTTGAGGAAGAGGATGATGCAGTTCGTTATGCTTTGATGTTAGAAGATCAGGAAGATACTGAAATGGACGTGGTGGAGGTGGACGATACCCTTGCCATAATGACCTGTAAGAGGTATAATTACAAGTACGCAGTAGTGACACCCAACGACATCGTTATTCCCCCGAAATTGAATGATAACCTTTCAAAAGATTAAATGGAAAAACTTTCTCAGCACTGGGAATACATTTACAGAAGTTGATTTTCAAGAACATCATACGAATCTTATTATCGGAACAAATGGTGCAGGAAAGTCTACAATTCTAGACGCACTTACATTTGTTCTTTTTAATAAACCATTTCGTAAAATCAACAAACCAATGCTCGTTAATAGTATTAATGAGCGTGAATGCTTGGTTGAAATTGAATTTGTCATTAATAATCGTCAGTACGTTGTTCGTAGAGGTATTAAACCGACCGTATTTGACATTGTTGTAAATGGAGTTGAACTTCATCGAGAAGCAGACGATCGTGCAATGCAACGTATTCTCGAAGAAAATATTCTCAAACTTAATTACAAATCTTTTACTCAGATTGTAATACTGGGTAGTAGTAATTTTATTCCATTCATGCAATTGACGACTGCGAATCGTCGTGAAGTGATTGAAGATCTTCTGGATATTCGAATCTTTTCTGCAATGAATAATCTTGTTAAAGATAAGATCAGAGAGAAGAGGGAACAAATTAAGTCTCTTGATCTCAAAAAAGAAAATCTTAAGGATAAGATGAAAATGCAACAAGAGTTTATTGATGAACTCGAAAGTCGTGGAAACGCTAATATAAATGCCAATAAAGAAAAGATTGCCAATTTGGATAAGGAAGTTGGCATTTATATTGAAGAAAATTCAAGGACAGAGGAAGATATTTTTAAGTATACGAAAGAGCAAGAAGAGGTAATTGGCGCTGGTGATAAGTTAGTAAAACTAAACAATCTTAAAGGTAAAATCTCCCAGAAAGTATCTACTCTTACAAAAGAGCATAAGTTTTTTACAGAAAATACGGTCTGCCCTACTTGCACTCAAACCATAGAAGAAGAGTTTCGGTTAAATAGAATTACAGACGCTCAAAATAAAGCAAAGGAACTCCAGAAAGGTTTTCAAGAACTCGAGGAGACTATAAAGTTAGAACAGGAGAGAGAGCGTCAATTCACAGTTCTATCTAAGGAGATTACGAAACTCAACCATGAGATTTCTCAAAACAATACTCGGATT